GGCGTCTTCAACTGGGCCTACACCGGCGACGCACGGAAGACTCTGCTGAAGCTGGTGCTGTCTCCGTGGGTCAACACCACGGCCATCAGCGTCGGCAAGCGTCCGGCCGCGAAGAACGCGGAGCAGCGTCAGGCGCGCAAAGCCGAGAACACGGTGCTGCGCACGTGGGAAGCCAAGCGCGCCGAAGACCACCTGAACTACTACACCAGCCTGAAGAAGGTCAACACGGGCAGCGAGTCCTACTTCGAACTGCGGTTGCCTATCGTGTCGATCCGTGATGCGAACGACCTGGACCAGCTGTTCTTCATGTTCACCGGCACCGGCATCCCTGATGACGCCAAGGAAGAGGCGGAGCAGGCGATCCAGGTCGGTCATGCCAAGCGCTTCCCAGCTGATCAAGCGATCAAGCGTTCGGGTCTGCCTGGTCCGGTTGCCGACGTCTTCAAGTCGACCCTGATGGCCGTCGAGTTCGAGTTCGGTGCCAAGACCAGCATCGGCTACTTGGTGTTCAAGATCGCCAAGGAAGAAGCTGAGGCCCTGGTGTCGCAGGACTGGATGGAAATCCGCCCGGTCGACCTGTACCCGCTGTTTTCGATGTGGGTCGAAGCCGAGTACGTCTCCAAGTACTACTCCAAAGCCGTGGTCTCGCTCTCGAAGATCGCAGCGACTCTGCCCAAGCACGACCCGAACGATGAGCGCATCGACGAGCACGGCATCGGTATCGATCTGGACGGTGACCCGATCTGGCTGCCGCGTCAGATCAACGACACGCAGAAGTACGAGTCGATGTTCGCTGCGGCTTCGGTCGGCAAGGACGGCGCGTTCGCCCTGCGGTCCGTCGCGAGCGAGCAGCTGCCGCACCTGCCTGCCAACATCCCGATCCTGGTCGACTGGGTGAACAACAAGTTCACTTACTCGAACTCGTCGGGCAAGCCCGTCATCATGGCCCTGGAGCACATGCGCAAGTGCAATGCTTCGATGGCCATGAACATCCTGAAGCGTCCGATCCCGGCCAAGTGGATGGATCGTCTGAGCCACTACGCGCAGGCTTGCGCGGTCTCGACTGACATCAAGTCGTACGGCGCTTCGCAATCGGGCACCATCGAAGAGTACTGGAAGGCACGGGAAGCCGAGTGGATCGACGGCCACAACATGGCTCCGCGCTACCTCGAGCTGACGTATGACACCACGGACCCGCTGCTGGATCCGGTTCGCCGCTTCATCGCCGCGCTCTACACCGGCATCCAGAACCACATGGAGGCGATGAACGACAAGTACGCGGTGTCGACCATGATCCAGACCCTGGGGATCCTGTCGGTCATCGTCAAGTACGGCGCGGACATGGGGAGCACGCGAGTCCTCTCCAACACCATCCGTGAGAAGGCGGCCAACCAGAGCATCGATCCGGCCTGGATGCCACCGGAGATGCCGCTGATCACCAGCAAGTTCGCGACGGAAGAAGCGGGCATGCTGCCTCACCAAGCGAAAGTGCGGAACCTGCTGAAGGACAGTCCGGACTTCGCAATCCTGTCGGTGGACGCAGGTGGCGGCAAATCCATGCTGTCGATCACGGACATCCTGTACGAGATCAAGGCCGGTCGCTCTGCCCCGTACCTCATCATGTGCCCGTCGCACCTGGTGTCGAACTACGTGGCCGAGCTCGTGGAGTTCACGGACGGCATGGTCAACGTGATCCCCGTCACCAGCTACAACATCCGAACCACGGGTATCGCGCGCTACGAGGCGATCCTCAAGGACGCTCCGATCAACACGGTGCTGGTCGTCGACTACGATGTGCTGAAGTTCCGCGCCAAAGCCATGGGCTACGGTACCGCCTCCATTCCGGTCTATCCGGTGATCGAGATGATCCGCCAGTTCAAGCCGGGCTACGCGATGTTGGACGAGTCGCACTTCCTGCGGAACATGAAGTCGAGCCGCACCAAGTCGGTCATGAGCTTCATCGCCGACATCCCGAAGAAGCGGCTGGCCTCGGGCACGCTGAACCCGGACAGCCCATCTGACCTGCCGGGTCAGATGGCGATTCTCGATCCCACGATCTTCGGAACGCGCGAGGCCTTCAACGAGCGCTATGGCGAAGACGTCCGTGGCGCTCGCGTCATGAAGTGGAAGACCAAGGGTCCGGACTCCATCGCTACGGTCCTCCCGACCCTGAAGGAGTCGGTGGTGTGGGCCTCGGCCAAGCGGAAGGAATGGGCGTGCGCGCTGCCGCGCCGTCAAGACTTCTTCGTGGCTGTGGAGCTCTCGGTGAACCAGCGGCGCATGTACGGCGCGATCTTCGACGACATGATCCAGCAGATCCGCAAGGACGCTGAGAACAACGCGCACGCGAAGAAGCTGCTGGAAAAGCTGGAGGGCAAGAAGGCGAACGCCAACGACGAAGAGGATTTCAGCGACCTGGGCAACGATGACGACGAGGGTGATGGCGACGACCTGCTGGACGACTCGTCCGACGTGGGTCCGGCCCTGCAACCGTACCTGGCCGACATCGAGCGCTTCGTGACCGACCCGTCCTCGCATCCGTACTCCAAGAACGGGATCGTGCTGGCGTCGGGTGAACGCGTGCCACCGCTGAGTGGTGACGACCTGCGGATGCCCAAGGCCAACGCAGTGCTGCAGATCCTGGAACGTCACTTCAAGAAGAACGACGGCACCAAGGTCCTGATCTTCGTTAACTACTACCAGTCGGCATCTTCGATCTTCAACGCGATGCCTGAAGAGCTGAAGGCATCGGGCATGCTCTACGAAGCATCGTCCAAGACGGAGATGGTCAATCGCTTCAAGACCGACAAGTCTGTGAAGTGGATGATCGGTATCCGCCGGTCGCTGGAAGTCGGTCTGAACTTGCAGCAAGCGTCGGTGCTGATCCGATGCGAAGGTGTGTGGACGCCCGGTGAACAAGAGCAGGGTGACAGCCGTATCGCACGTCCGTACTTCGGTCCGGGTGGCGACAAGCGTGCTGGCCTCGAGTTCTACACCGTGGTGGCTGACCGCACCATCGACATCACGAAGGCTGCGCGCCTTCGTGCCAAGATGGTGGCACTGGCCAAGTTCGAGAACACGGGCAATCCGGACTACGAGAACATTCAGGACATCCCCATCATCCCGATGAACCTGGAGACGATCCAGACGCAGAACGACTTCAACGACAACCTGGTCGAGTACCAGCAGTCGATGGCGGCCCTGAACGAAGTCATCGCCAACGAGAACGAGGAGTACAAGCGCAAGATCACAGCAGAGGGTGGCTTCCACTTCACGCAAGTCAAGCGCAGCGTCAACCCCAAGGGTGCGGCAATTCTGTCGCGCGTCCCCTATGCCCAGGGCACCGAGCTCTACAAGGCATCGGAGATGGGACTGATCCGAGTCGACAACTACCTGGGCATGGAGCTCGGAGCGGAGGACGATGAGGAAGAAGGCGAAGAAGCCGAGATCGAAACCAACGTGGTGAAGCAACAGCGCGAGAAGGTGCTGGGCAAGCGCTGCCACTGCGAGTTCGGTGACGGTGTGATCTTCGGTGCTGCGGCCATCGGCTCTTCGAACTTCGTGAGCCGGATCCACGTGAAGCTGGACGACGGTACGACTGCTCGCGGTCTCCGTGCCACCAACGTGTTCATCGCGACCAGGACCGAGACGAACTCCATCGACATGCGGATGAAGCTGGCTCAAGCAGCCGGCCTCGATGTGACGGGCAACATCACGGTACCCGGTACCGTCATCCGTGAGACCAAGGTGTCGGTCAAGGAGATGAAGGAGCGAGCTCGTCAAGCCGAGATCGAAGAGCGGAAGCGTCGTCGAGTCGTGGAGCGGACCTCGAAAGCTGTGGCCATCGAACTGCAGCTCAACCTGGTCAACGGTTACCTTCGCCTGTCGTATCAAGGCGAAGATCCGCGTACCACGAAGTCGCTGGAGGCCGTTGGCTTCAAGCTCGATCAGCCGTACTACTACATGCGCATTCGCTCGAAGGTGCAGCTGATCAAGCAGGCGCAGAAGTGGGCGGCGGCTGGCTTCGAGACCACCAACCAAGTCGACAACGACGCGTTGGCTATGCTGGCCGACGAAATCGGCAAGGGTGGGCTGCAGACGCATCGTCACTACCAGCAGCTGATCAACAAGTCGGGGTTCAACAACGTCCTGCGCAAGATCTGGAAGCCGACGGCGGATAAGCGCTTGCTCAATATGTTCGCCATGGTGACGGACGGTGGAGCAGACGACCCGACCATCGCCAAGGTCGCCGAGCGCAACGGTGTCGATCCGGCCTACGCCATCGCATACCTCTGCCTGCCTGCGGGTTCCGGCCATCCGGGCTCGAAGCTGGCAGTCGCACCGAAGTTCAAGGTGCCTGGTCCGCGCTGGTATCTGGCTCAGCCTGCGCTGTCGGTCTTCGTCGGTTCGCTCCGTGGTGCGCAGCATGTCTTGTACTCGCTGCGCGATGCGGGCATCCAGGTCACGAACGTGGATGAACTCAACCACATGATCAAGTCGGTCAAGCGGGTGACTCCGAAGGACGATGAGCACGTGGACATGAGCGACGACATGGTGCCGGACGAAGTCCAGCTCAAGAAGAAGTCCGACAAGGAGAAGAAGCCGGTTCGCCGGAGCAAGTGAGAGAAGCGCGGGGATCGGTAATGCACCGGTCTCCGCAATTTAATACAGACCCACTGTCACAACGGTCAAGAGGATTCAATCATGTACCAAGAGCTGAAAGAAGACATGCTGGCGGCCGGCTACCCGGTCAGCGAAGGCGAGGAGCTGCTGCACACCGACCTGCAACTGGTCCGCGACTTCCTGTTCCGGGAAGGCTACCAGATCGGCGAGGAGTTCAACAAGTACCCCGAAGCCAAGGCCCGCAAAGCCGAGCTGACGGCGATCTCCGAAGCATCGGTCGAGCCCGAGGCGGACGACCGTGATGTCGCTCCGATCGAACCCGTCGATCCGGCTGTCGCCGCTGCGGAACTGCAAGCTGCTCAGGTGGCCCAGGCCGAGAAGGAAGCAGCTGATCGCGCTGCCGCTGAAGCCGAGCAAGCCAACAAGGCAGCCGAAGAAGAGGCGGCCCGTCAAGCCGCAGCTCAAGCCGAAGCCGAGCGTCTGGCGCAAGCCGAAGCTGACGCGAAAGCTCAGGCCGACCAACTGGCGCAGCAACAAGCCGCGGAAGCTGCTGAACGCGCTGCCCAGGAAGAGCAAGCCGCGGAAGCCGCCAAGCAAGAACAGTCGATGCAGCCGGATGCTGGCGCCTCGGAAGAAGCACCCGTCGAGTCCGGTGAAGCCGAGCAAGACGCTGCTGCCGACGAGTCCGAAGACAAGGCCGAGTAATCCCAACCGAGGGCGCTTGCCCTCTAAGGAGTTCATGTGAAGACTCAAGGCAATCATGGATCCCCGTTCGCGCTGCATGGACATCTGAAGGGCAAGCAATCCGGGTCCGGAATCACGGGTAGCGGTACTCCCTTCGGTCGCGTGACTGTTGTCGGTGATGCGGGTCAGACTCGCGTCGTCCGAATCGCCGATATCAGCAGCAACGTCTGCCAGTACCAGGCCCTCCTGGTCCAGGCCATGGGCTCTGACGTGGAGGTCGCAGTCACGCTGGTCGATCCGGACCTGGCCTGCGATCCGACGCAGACTGGCATCTGGGTCACGGACAGCACGGCGACGGCGGGAGCCCTCACGGTCCTGACCGCACCGACTGCCAGCGCGATCCGTCTCTCCTTCACTGCGAAGGCCACGGTCGTGGTCGCCGCAACCTGAGGAGCCGACGATGCGCATGCCCGCTGCATTCACCGATCAGCCGGTCGTCCGTCCCACGGAGACCACGATCAAGAACCCTGAGGATGTGGTGCCTCAGGAACAAGGAGAACAGACGTCGGTGAAGTTCGACACCTTCCGCTCGGATGAACCCGCGCAGGAGATGTCGGAGTATCGCCAAGCCGGCTCGATCATCGACACGTCCTGGTTGCCGTTCGCGGCCCAGACGTACCACATCAGTCCGAACCTGGACGACTACGTGGTCAAGAACATGCCGATCTGTCCGGCGGACCTGCCGAACCGAAACGGTGTGGGGTTCCAGCTCTCGGAACTCACGCGCTTCCAGCCTCCGCCGGTTGCACGTCAGGTCTATCGCGCCTGGACCGGATGTCCCGTCCACTACGAGCACGACAACGAGGACCACACCAAGGCACTTGGCGTCATCTTCGACACGTCTCTCCGCCTCGTCAAGGCCTATGGCAACAGCAAGTTGTACATGGTCCACGGTCTGGTCGGAGTCGACAAGAAGAAGTACCCGCAACATGCGGCTCGTTTGCTGAGCGGTGAACTCAACACCGGATCGATGGGTGCGCTGGCCGACGAGTTCACGTGCAGTGTCTGCGGCAAAGCCGTGACCAAGCACGCATTCATGAACTGCGATCACATCGGTACGACCGAGCAGGTCAACTGGCGGATCGTCTCTCATGAAGGACGCGACAAGATCGCATTCCTGTGGGCTCACTCGTTGAGTCCCATCGAGTATTCGCTGGTCGAGGATCCAGCCTGGGCCGTCTGTCTCAGCGAAGGCGTTCTCGGATGATCATGGAAAGGGAGTGTCGGGAGATACTCCCTTTTCTGTACCTGCGGATCCTCACCGTTTGTCCGATACAGTGATCTGAGTACCTCCTCAGTTTTGGCCCTTTCTTGCATGCCACATTTTTATTTGGCGAGAAATTCGGTCCGGTCCTAGCCGGGTCCCGAAGGACTTGATCGGTTGGTGGGCTGTGCTTAGGACCGCGCGGACTAAGCTCAGCTTACCTATTTCAAATCACTGAGGAGTTTTGCCAATGACCACGAACGCGAAGGTCAAGGCGAGCGTCTCGACTCACTTCCCGAATGGCGACAACGTCAAGGTGGAAGAGCAGTCCGATGCTTCGCTGAACAACTCGCAGGATGGGATGACGCTCATCGACCCGGAAGACCTGGGCGAAGAAGTCAGCACCCACTCCGAGAGCGAGCCCGACTTCAAGGGCCCGGCCACCGCGCCGGTGAAGGCCAAGAAGCTGAAGGCTGCAGATGCCGGTTCGGCTCAGCCGCTGGAATCGCCGGCTCCGGTCGAGCCCGGCAACGTCAACATCCCGAACGACGAGGACCCGGCAGCCGGCATCCTCAAGACCAGCGGTGAAGCCGCAGCGACCTCCGAAGACTTGCCGGTCATCGAGAACGCGTCGGTCGACGAGGAAGATGACTTCGCCGAAGACGACCTGATGCTGGCCAGCGATGACGACGAGTTCGACGACCTGGCCGAAGCCGACGCGGACGACGAGTTCAGCGCGGTCGAGCTGGACGGCGACCTGGACCTGGGCGATGTCGAGGACACGGATGACGACGCCGGTGCCGAGATGGACGTGACTTCGGACTTCGAAGACGTGGCTGTCACGGACGACGACGTTCCCCTGGTGGACGTCGATGCGGTGGACGACAAGGCCGGTGACGACCTGGTGTTCGCCTCGATCGGTTCCTCGGTGCACGTCATCAAGTCGAACCGCATCATCGCTTCGATGGGCCCGAAGGCCGCCGCCAAGGCTGGCGTCTCCGAGGTCTACCAAGTCGAGCAGTTCCAAGACGCGGTGCAAGCCAGCGTCGATCAGAAGGGCCTCCGCAAGGGCCTGGTGCAGCATGGCTTCGTTCTCGCGAAGGTCAAGCTGACGGCGGCGAAGGCGCAAGCCCGTGTCGTCGAAGCCAAGGTCCAACGCGCGGTCACCGCTCGCCTGGAAACGCTGTCGGCGCAGGAGAAGGTGCTGGAGCAGAGCCTGGCCATCGCCGCTGTCGGCATCAACAAGTCGTTCTTCAAGGGTGCGACGAACGAGCTCAAGGCCGGACTGATCTCTGAACTCGAGCACGCTGGTGTCCGCGGTGCGTCCCGCCTGGTGCGCGCCATGTTCGCGCAGCACGGCGTCGACTACGCGAAGTCGCTGCTGACCGTGGCCAAGAAGATCTCCGCGATGCCCGAAGAGGTGCGTGACAACTACGTCACTGCCCTCGACATGACGGACGGCGCGGAAGTCGAGGACGAGGTCGAGATCGAAAGCGATGTGGACGTCGGTGACGACGAATTCATCGAAGACGACGAACCCGTCATGGCACGCTCGGTGACGGCCGCGCTCACGCGTCCGCTGCACAGCACCCGCCAGACCGCCGCGCTGCTCCGCGCGTCGAACGGCGACTCCGGCGCTTTCGCCATCCTGAGCGGCACCCAGTCGCTCGTCTGACCCCTTCCATCACTGGAGATACAAGATGTCCCTCTACCTGCCTCTGACCAAGATCGTGGACAGCGCTGAAACCGTCGTCGCCCCCGGCGCGGTGATCGCTTCCGAAGGCGCGGCCCTGATCCGCGCGACCGGCGCCCAATCGTCGGGTGTCACCCTGTCGGGTGGCGCTGCTGGCGAGAACTTCGTCGGCTTCTCCATCGCTGGCACGTCGGCTGCCCCGTTCAGCCCGGCCTACGCCTCGAAGGTCGAAGAGTTCCTGGTGCCGGTGTCCGGCCAGATCTCGGTCGCGTTCACCCCGGTGTCCGGCCAGATCTCGATCCTGAACACGGCGACCAACGCGGCGATCCCCATCGACGGCACGACGGTGACCCTGACCGGCAAGACCATCGCGGGCCTGACCGCTGGCCTGTCGGTGCGCGTGACCTACCAGTACGCCCTGAACGTGATCCAGTCGCGCGCCCTGCAAGGCGACGTGCAGCCGGGCGGCTACGCCGGTTCCTACGTCAGCCAGATCGGCCTGATCAAGCGCGGCACGATCTTCACCGACAACTTCGACGCGTCGAAGAACTGGACCGCGGCCACGGCGATCAAGATCGCGGCCAACGGCCAGCTCCAAGACCAGACCGGTTCGGGTGTCACGCTGGTCGGCGCCTACGTGGTCGCCGTCCCCAACGTCGAGATCCCGTTCCTGGGCATCGAGTTCAGCGCGGCCTGATCGGCAGCACAACCACAACACCAGGAGTAGCAAGCAATGCGTACCCCCGTCCAAATCCGCGCCACCAAGGCGCCCGTCCTCGCCACCGAACTGAAGCTCTCGGGCTCCAACGAACTGGCCGTCGGCCGCAACGGCGAACTGAACGCGTCGAACAAGCGCGACCTGCTGAACCAACAGCAGAAGTTCCTGCAAGCTGCCTCCGAAGGCCGCATGCTGCAGATCGACAGCAAGACCGACCGCGAGCTGGTGCAAGCTGCCTTCAACGACAAGGAAAGCCACCGCGTCCTGGGCGAGAAGATCAGCGACGCGCTGTACATCACGGCCAACCGCCAGGGCTTCATGCGCAAGTACCTGTCGCGCGTGGACGTGCAGCAGGGCTCGATCCCGCGCTTCCCGATGCGCACCAAGAACGTGACGTCGGTCTGGTCGACGTCGCCGACCAAGGTCGCGTCGCAGATCACGCGTGACAAGTGGTTCACCCCGCCGGAATTCCAGGTGGTGGCGCGCCCCTTCATCCCGCAGAACGAGCTGAACCAATCGAGCGGCGACGTGCTGCAAGAGAAGTACATCGAGGCGGTGGAAGCCACGATGGTCGCGGAAGACCGCATGTGGTACAACCAGGTCAACAGCCTGGTCGGCGTCGACAACAACCTGACCCTGGTGTCGGGCCAGCTGACCCCGTTCACGCTGATGACTGTGGTGACCAACGTCACCCGCTGGGGCCTGAAGGGCGCTCACCTGCTGATGGCCGCCGACCTGTGGCAAGACGTGGTCGGCAACGCTGACTTCTTCAACGCCATCGACCCGGTCGCTCGTCACGAGCTGCTGCTGACCGGTGAACTGGGCACGATGTACGGCATGACCGTGACGTCGGACGCCTATCGTCATCCGGAGCACAAGGTCATCGGCCAGGGCGAGTTCTACGTGATCTCGGACGCGATCAACCACGGCGCCTACTCGGACCGCGGCGGCCTGCTGTCGACCCCGATCGACATCTCGACCGAGCAGATCCCGGGCCGCGGCTTCGTGGTCCACGAGTCGCTGGCGGTGTCGGTGGCCAACAGCCGTTCCGTCGCCAAGGGCATCCGCGCCTGATGAGCCGGTGAGGAGGGAGCTTCGGTTCCCTCCTCGTTGCACAACAAGTTCTGAGGAACAGACATGAAGCAATACAACCGCGCTCTGGACTGGGTCGCCCTGGCTCTGAACGAGCTGGGCAACGGCAAGCACGCGCTGGCCGCGAAGCTGCTGGCGAAGGCCCGCGCCGAACCCGACTGCAACCGCGCCATCGAGATTCTGGAAGCCTCGAACAAGCAGGCCTTCGAAGTCGCTGCCGCTGCTGCCAAGGTCGAGGCCGCGAAGATCGAAGCGGCCAAGGCCGAGCCGAAGAAGCCGGCCGCCAAGGTCGGTGCGAGCAAGCGCATCAAAGCGTCCGAGGAGATGGTCGAGGACTTCGACGTCGAGCAGGACCCGCTGGATGAGATCGAAGACGACGAAGACGAGGGCGACCTGGTCGACGACGAGACCGATCCCACCGAAGAGATGGCCTCCGTGCTGGCACGCATGGTCCGCCGCTCCAAGTGATGCATCGGGTGCCACGCACCTGAGAAAGGGGAGCTTCGGCTCCCCTTCTTTCGTTTCGATCTCCTAATTTTATGGGAGTAGCGCCCTAATTCAGGAGACGCAATGGACCAGATTCAACCAGTCGACGCACTCGTCCGGGCCGGCTTTGCTCAGAAGATGACCGAGCAATTCCGGGCCCAAACGAGTTGGACGACCAGCCCAGACAAGCTGGCTGCACTCAAGGCGTTGCGTGGCAATACGCCGGTCGAGTATCCGTACATCTTTCTGACTCAGCAGTCGTTGAGCCCTAACCACGAGGGCTACGTCTCGCATCGACTCGCACGCTACGGTGTGCCCGTCATGGTGAGCGACGACGAGAAGGTCATGCACTACGCGCGGATCATCCCGCAGAACTTCGAGATCGAGGTGACGTTCATCACCAATGCCTACGACGGTAATGGTCTGAACACTGTCGATGGATTCGCGCGTCGCTGGCACTTCGCGCTGCGCAACGGCTTCATGCACTACCGAGTCAACTACGGGTTGACCGCGGTAGACATCACAGCGATGTTGAACGACACGCTGAGCCTGCCTTCCCGGGAGAACCCGGCGGAGACAGAGTCTGTTTACCAGGTGGTGGCGAACGCAACCATCAAGGGTTACATCTCCGAACCTGAGCTCGGGTCGCGTCAACGCGTGCTGGAAGTCGAAGCAGATGCGCGTGTCGCCACGCAGTTGCCGCAAGCCACCGGAGCCACTCAGTTCTTCCCGTTCCCCAGTGCCTGAGGACGAAACTTCACGAGGACCAACATGGATGTCTTGAACATGAACACGCACGCGGTGCATCCGCGCCTCATCGGCCCGGACGGCAAGGTCGATTCGGTGACCGTGATGCCGAAGCGTCGCGTCACCATTCCCGATGGCTTCCGCGTCGATCCGAACTGGATCGGCTCGGTCCCCAAGGTCAGCGTCTTCGAGAGCAAGACGTCGCGCATCGCGCTGTCGGTCGGCTCGTCTGTCGGCTCGGTGGTCGCTGTCGTCGCCAACGCAGTCAAGACTCAGGGCTCGGCGCAAGTCTCCGTGCCGGTCGCTGCATCGAACGCAACGGACGACGCCATCGCAGCGGCTCAGCGTCAGGCGCAGCTGGCGGCTGAAGGTCAGCTGGCGGCCCTGCGTGATTCGGCGAGTGCGCAAGTTGCCGCACCGGTCGAAGTCGCCCCTGAAGCTCCGGAAGTCGCTGAGGCTGACGACGCCGAAGACGCCGCCAACTAAGAAGAGGACTAGATCATGCTTCAACTCGTCAAGCGTGCGTCGGATGTGCGTACGACCGAAATCAATCTGAGTGCCGTCATCGCCGGTACCTCGGTGACGGTCGCGGCCATCCCCATCATCTCGTCGCAGGGTTCGCCCAAGCCCCTGCTCCAGACCAACTCGACCGACCTGACCACCGAGTACGGGAACCCCAATCCCCAGACCTCGATGACCATTCAGTCGGCGCTCAACTACTTGACGCAAGGCAATCAGATCTGGTGCTTGCGCGTCCCCGGTACCGGCGCGCTGTACGCGGGCGTCTTGCTCTACGCAGACAACGCTGGCGTCTCCCGCCTGAAGTCGGTCGCTGTCGCTGATCCGGAAAACACGGACCTGAGCACGCTGGTCGATCCCGACCAAGACGCCATCGCCCTGTTCTATCCGATCCACGGCCAGGGCTCCTACGGCAACGCGTATGCCATCGGCATCACGACGAACCAAGTGGACGCGCCGGGAACCGTGACGCCGACCTCGACACCCACCGGCGGTTCGCTGGCAGCCGCGACTTACACCTACCTGGTGAGCGCGGTCTCGCAGGCCGGCGAATCCCTGCCGTCGGCTCCCGCAACCATCGTGGTCTCCGGCATCGTCCAACCGACGGCTGCCGTGACCCTGTCCTGGCCGCTGGTGCCGGGTGCCATCGGCTACAACGTGTACGGTCGGGTCAGTCCCTCCGGTTCGTTCGGCTTCATGGCTCAAGTCGGCTCTGCCACGGCAACGTTCACCGACACCGGTGCCATCACGCCGGATGCTGGCCGTCAGCCCGTGAGCTCCAGCGCGGATGCCGCGACTTCGGATTCGTTCGTCGTCTCGGTCTACAACACGGACAACGCGCAGCAAGGCGCCCTCGAAACCTGGACCTGCACGCTGGTTCAGCAAGTGGATGCCAACGGTGCGCAGATGTACATCGAAGATCGGATCAACCCGTTCTCACAGTACATCCAAGTCGTGTCGAATGTGCCTGCGCTGTCGACCCTGCCGGACATCGATTCGGTGGCCAAGACGAACATGGGTGGCGGTACTTCGGGTGCGACGCCGACGACCAGCCAGATCGCTCTGGCCATGCAAGTCTTCGCCAACAAGCAGCTCTACAACACCAACACGTTCATCAACGGCGGCATCGCCGAACCGGTCTACCAGATCTCGATGGACACGCTGGTGCAGGGTCGCGGTGATTCGGTGTCGCTGATCGACGTCCCGTCGTCGGCTCAGAAGTTCCAGGCCGCGCGCGATTACCGCAACCTCAGCCTGAACCTGAACTCGACCTACAGCGCGCTGTTCTGCCCGGACGTGCTCCAGGCCGACCTGATCAACGGCCAGCAAGTCTACGTGCCGATGTCGGGCTGGGCCGGTGCTCTGTGCGCCTACACCGACAAGGTGACGAACCAGGCGTACTCCATCGCTGGTCTGAACCGCGGCTTGCTCCCGGTCCTGAAGCAGCGCTACACGTACGACGACGGCCAGGCCACCGCGCTGTACGATGCGCAAGTCAACTACGTGCGGACTTTCACGGGTCAGGGTATCGCGTTGTGGGAACAGCAGACGCTGGCTGCTCAGCAGTCGGC